ATCTACACCCCCGACGAGCAGCACACCGGCAAGGGTGTGCGGACGGTCTACCGGCACACGGAAGTCCGGCTCAGCCCCCTGTTGAAGGATCGCCTGGATGACTGACCGCGACTATTTCGCCGCTGCTGCTTTGACGGGGCTGGTGGGCGAATGGGGCTACCACTCACCGGATGACGTTGCCGGAGAGGCGTATGCGCTGGCCGACTCCATGCTCCGCGAGCGGGAGCGAACAACTCTAGACCCCGAGCCAGCGGGGAAAGCCCAATCCTGCGAAGTCAATCTGCCACAGGCAGCGTCCGAACTGGGGAACCCGGTGCGGCAACTAACGCAGGACAGCACTGGCAATACACATGAGCCGGTGGCGTGGGCCGTTGTGTATCCAAATGGAGAAGAGGCGATCATTGCAATTCGCAAGTCCGACGCTTTCGACATGGCAACTGCAAGCGACAGAGTTGTCCCGCTCTACCGCTCGCCCACGCTCACCGCCGAGGAGCGGGAGGCGGTGGAGCATTTCGCATGGCAGTTTAAAGGCCCGCGTGCCGCCACGCTCCGCAAGCTACTGGAGAGACTGAAATGAAATCTCGTTTCCGTGAACGCAACGTGCTCTGCGGCTCGTGCCGCTTCTGGCAGTCGAACGGCACGCTCTCCGAGGAGGAGGGCGAGCAGCACGGCACGTGTCACCGACACGCTCCGCGCCCGACCCTGTCGGAGGAAGCTGGATTCGTGGCGTGGCCGCTCACGATGGAACTCGACTTCTGCGGAGACTGGGAGGACGGCGTCAACAAACCACTGGTGGGTGTGTCCGAGATGGACTCGGAGGCTGATCGTAAATCAGTCGCCACGCAAGGGAGTGCGCACTCCTGTGGACAGCCGTTCGATTCGGCCCCCGCCACTCAAGCTGGCCCCGTTCCCGCTGCTGACGGCACTGACTGGCCGACGAGCGGGGCGGGGCCAGCGCTCACCGACGAGGAGCGGGCGGCGATCATGTGGTTCTCGCACTACGGACTGCCAGAGGGCCGCGCCGCCACGCTCCGCTCGCTGCTGGATAGGCTGAAATGAGAACCATCACCCGCGAAGCCTACGAGGGCGACATCGTCTCGCGGTTGCGCAACTGGCGTGGCCTGCATCTCGCCCACGGCGGCCGACTTTTCGAGGAGGCGGCAGACGAGATCGAGCGGCTACGCAGCGCCAGCGTGCCAGCTTGGCGGCCACGGTCGGAGCCGCCACCCCCTGGCGAACAAGTACTCTTCTTCACCAACCATCTCAACGGCTTCATCTGGATCGGCCGTCGCGGCCTGCTGCCGCCCGACGTGAGCCACTGGATGCCGCTGCCTAGCGCCCCAGTGCTTGACGAATGCGCTCCAGGGTCGCATCCCGCTGAGCCTGCTCAGCCAAGTACTTAGATTCGGCGCCTTGCTCCTGGGCTGGCACTTCCCACTGGGTGAGCGGCGCTGTCAGCGCCATCAGGTAGTTCAGCGGTGAGCTACCCGCGTCGATGGCCTCCCCGGTCACCATCTGCCCCAGGCCCGCCAGCGGCCGGGCGCTCTTGATCCCGGTAGCAGCTGCTCGCACCAGACCGGCCGCGGTGAACGGGTCGATGACCTCGTTCGTCAGGTCGGTGAGGGCGCCGCCCGACGGGGAGTACGGCATCCCGATGGACTGTCCGTAGCTGGCAATGCTTGGCGGCGCGGAGTGCTCGACTAAGTCCTTGAAGCCTGCGATCTCGGCGGCCCGCTCGTCCGGCGAGCCTTCGTTGACGTATGGGCTTGGGGACGTGGCGTTCAGGTGCGCGCCTTGTCTGGCGTAGTGGTTGTAGAGCGCCGACGGAAAGTTCTTCGCCCACTTCACGGCCTGGGCGGCAGCTGGGATGACCGGAGGGATGCCCTCCTCGGGGTCAGATTGCAGGTCGGGGTTGTGGGCGACATCGTCCAGCAGCTTCCCGAGCGGGCTTGTTTCCTTCCTGCGCCCGGCGTCACGACTGGCGTCCGACCATGCCACGAGGTGCGACATCAGGTTGGCGACAGCTGAGTCGCCGCTGCGGCCGATGGCCTCCAGCTGGATGCCGCCGCCACTCGGCAGGATCTGGTGCTGTGGGTAGGGCGACCCGAAGAACGTGGCGTACTGCGCTGGTCGTGCAGCAGCTGCGGCGTCTTCTTCGAGGGCGCCTCCCATGTGCGCGAGTCTGTACTTGTCGGCCTCCCCTGGTTCGAGAGGCGTGCCGGTCAGTCCGTCTGTGCTGAAGTTCTTCCACGCAGGCTCGCCCTCCGAGTCGACTGCGTGGTTCAGCCCACCGGCTAGTCGTTGTGCGCTTTCGACTGGCTTTCGCCCGACAGCTGCGTTGAGGACGTTGGAGTCTCGCAGTGCGGCGTAGACGTTTTGATCCCCAGGCCCGAGCGCATAGAGGCCGCCAGCCGACTCGGACGGCGATATCCCCGGAGCATGGTCGGCCGCGGCAGCCGGGATGGCCTCGTCCAAGCGACGGAGGTAAGTGCGGGAGAATGGATTGGTGGAGTCATAGTTGCTGAGCCTGCGCGCCGCGCTCTCGGCATTCATCGTTGGGATGTGCCGCTGCGCCACTTCCTTGAGGCGCGCCTCCATCTTTGCACGTGCATCGGCGTAGCGGAATCGATCGGTCATAGGTGCGCCTCTCTGCCGGGTTTATGGCCGCTCGGGCCATAAGTACGAGGAACCCTCTCCCCCGAGCCTTGAGGTGTCCTATGCGGCTTCTGCTTGCCGCCCTCTGTGTGTTGCTGTGTTCGCAGGTCGCGAGCGCCGAGAACCGCCTGATCCGAACCGAGTGCAGTAACGGCCAGTGTCGCCGCGTCTACGTCGGCTCCCAGTGGGAGTACGAGGTGGTTGACAAGGTGAATCACGAGCGCCGCATCCGCGGACTCAATCCTCTGCGAGTGACGCAGAACCTCATGGATTCCGCGCGCCGATGGTCAGGCCGTCAGGCCGAGCAGCGGAAGATGTACCACTCGAACTGGGGCATCGCCGAGAACGTGGCCTACGGCCAGCAAGGGCCGTCCGACGTGATGCGGGCGTGGCTGAACTCGCCCGGCCATCGAGCAAACATCCTGAATCCAGGCTACTCCGAGATCGGAGTCGGCATCGTGATGTCTTCAGGTGGTCAGCCCTACTACACGCAGCATTTTCGTTGATCCCAACCCTCACCCGAGCGAGGTAGCGTGATGTCAGACGAAGAGATTCTGGACGATGTCCCCGAGAACGAAACGCCGGATGCCGCTGAGGCAGAGCCGGTAGAGCCGACGGACATCGAGACCGAGGCGCCTGCGCCAGAGCAAGCGCCGCAGGCCACCGTATGGGATGCGTTCCGCGCACTCCCAGACTTCCAGGGGCAGGACGAGCGGGCCATTGCCCAGCGGCTGTATCAGTCGTTAGAGCGCGAGAAGCAAGCGACGCATGCTCTCGCCCAGTACCGGCAAGTGCTGCCGGTCGCCCAGCAGTACCTCCAGCACCGGCCTGAGTTCGAGAAGTGGCTGGCTCAGCAGCAGCAGCCGCAGCAGGCTCCCGCTCCGCAGGCGGCGCCGAAGCAGGAGGCGGGCTGGTGGAATCCACCCCAGCTGCGAGACGCCTACAAGCGGTACATCGTCAAGGACGAGACGGGCCGAGACTCGATTCACCCCGATGCGCCGCTCGACGCGAAGCACGCGATCACCGAGTACTTCCAGTACAAGCAGGACTTCGCCGAGCGCTTCCTCAACAACCCGGAAGAGGCGCTTGCTCCGATGGTGACGAAGCTCGCGCAGCAGCAGGCTGCGGAGATCGTCAACTCGCAGCTGGAGCAGGCCGGGCGTGCGCAGTACGTGCAGACGCTCGAACAGCAGAACCGCGACTGGCTCTATGACCAGAGCGGCAATGTCTCACCCGAAGGAGAGCGGGCCAGAAACTACATCGAACAGGCAAGGGCCATGGGCATCTCCTCACCGGAGGCCCGTTGGCAGTACGCCTTGCAGATGGTTGAGCGCGACCTTCTGCACTCGGTTCAAGCCGCTCAGGCGAGCCAGTCTCGTCAGCAGGTGTTCCAGCAGCAACTCGACTCTGTTCGGCCTCCGGCCCCTGCGGCTCCCGCCGCTCCGGCCCGTCCGCAGCAGAGTCAGGCTGAAGCGAACATGGACTTCCTGCGACGTGCTGCTTCGCGGACGGCGAATCGCGCTGGAGTACAGACCAACAGTCCCGAGCAAGCGACTCGGGGGATGAGTTTCGAGGAACAACTTCGTTCCACTCTTTCCGAACGTGGGCTGATCTGACTCAGCCTCAACACAGGAGCTAGCGGCACATGGCCTCAACGACCGACTGGGCGAGGGCAATTGGCACGTCGATCACGAACTACCTGCGGTCTGAAGAGATCGCGACGCTCAGGAAGTTTCGTGTGTTCGCCTCGCTCGAAGCCAGCGGCAACGTCCTGACCAATCAGTCGGGAAGGGGCTTCACGTGGGAGGTGCGTTTTCGCAACCAGCCCGTGTCGACGAACGACGGCACGACGCCGCGCGTCTTCAGCCGTCAGAACCTGTGGAAGAACGCCGCCCTCGATTGGAGAGGGTATCAATGCACCGACGCGATCCTGCGACGGGAGATGCTGGAGAACCGCGGCCAGCAGGCGCTGATCAACGTGGCCGGGAAGATGGCGAGCCGTCTTCAGGAGTCGGTCGAGCAGCACCTGAGCCGCGAGGTCTACATCGACGGCATGGCGCCGGGCAACGAGATGCGGTTCTGTGGCCTGGAGACCATGTTCGCGTATGACGGCACCGTCAACGTGACCAACGGTCAGAAGCGTGTCGCCAACGCCGCCGACCCGTTCGCGTGGGCCAAGGACAACTACGCTGGCCTCTCGACGGAACTCGGCGCCGAGGCTGGCTCGCAGCTGGAGACCGGCTCGTGGCCGAACGCTGCGTGCGATCCCGAATACGACTACTTCACCCCGTGCATCGTGAATTACACGAGCACCTTCTTCAAGGGTGCGACTCCGACGTGGAAGGATCAGTGCGTCGAGGCGACTCGCGAGGCGATCCACCAGACGAAGCGCAACGACTCGAAGGAATCGGCTATCGATCTCGTGATTGTCGATCGCCGCATGTTTATCGACTACATGAACCGGCTCGACTCGAAGGAGCGCGCGATCGTCACTCGGACGAACGGCCTCAAGAGCTACGGCTTCAACGACGTGTTCGAGCAGGACGGCGTCGAGATCAGCACGGAGTACGCCGTGCCGACGGGCTGTGGCTACGGCCTCTCGATCGGCAACATGTACCTCCACTGCATGGAGGGACAGCTGATCAACTCCGAGGGGCCGTACTTTAACCAGCACACGCAGGCATACGAGTACGTGGCCTCGGTGCTCGCCAACCTGCGCATGGTCAGTCCGCGCAACTTCTTCAAGCTCGCCGCTGTCGCCTGATCCAACTCACTCCCCCAGGAACATCACATGTCCTTCACGACTGATCCCGGCTTCAGCCGCGGCAAGGTTCTCGGCACCACGTGGTCGCACCCGATCGAGAAGACCGATCCGGCGGTGACCGGCAAGGCTTACGTGCTCACTCGGAAGCAGTTCACCGACGTGAACCCGCGGAACGGTGCGGTGCTCTCGAACGAGATCGTCACCTGCGTGGCGGTTCGCAACACGACCGCTGCGGCGGTTCTGCCCGGCACCAACCAGACGGTTCTGGGCTACCAGGGTGTCGTTGACGAGTACCTGCCCGCCGCCGGTTGCCCGGTGAACGAGGTGTACTGGCTCGTCGTGGACGGCCCGACGCAGCAGCCGCTCGGCACCCGCGTCAATCTGGTCAACAACGGCACTGCCGCCCCGCGGGCGATCGTGCCGCTCGACAGCAAGGACGGCACCGAGGTTCCCGAGGACGAGACCTCGAACCCGGCCATCGTTGTTCCGGCTCGCGTGGGCGAGGTGGCTGACGCTGCCGCTGCCCCGACCACGGAGGCTCCGGCCGCTGAGGTTCCGGTCGCCCCTGTCGACACCACCACCCCGTGAGGTCATCCATGCACATCAAGTTCCTTCTCGCCCTGGTTGCCGGTCTCCTCGTCTGCGGCGTCGTCCATGCGGATGGCACCAAGGTGGTGCCGGTTCCCTCGGCGGACGCCAAGGATGCGCGTGACCTGGGCAAGCAGGTTCGCCAGCTGAAGCACACGTACCGCGCCGAAAAGGCTTCTGCCTATCGCCGGTACAAGGCGAAGAAGCTGGAGGGTCGTGCGGGCGAACTGAGGGCTGAAAACGCGGCGGCCGACAAGGCTCTGCACTCGAAGTAGGAGTCGCAGGATGTGGCCTCGGCCCAGCCAGGAGATCGCGAAAGCAGCTGGCTCTGGAAGCTCTAGCTCGGGTTCGCGGTCTGCGGTCTCGTATGACTACAGCGGCCAGGACATCGCCCACAAGAAGGCCGATGAGCTGAGCCAGCTGGATGCCCAGAGGCAGGCCAGCCTCGTGGATGACCCGCTTGGAGCGGTGGCGATCGGTAGGCGTATTCGCGATCTCCAGGGCTACTTGGCGGCCTATCGCACCGGCGCCCCTGGCGCGATCCCCGGCGTCCGCATCGCCTCGCAGTCTTCTGACGAGAACGCGGAGGGCAAGAGCGGGGGGGAGATGGAGTGGTATCAGACTCCAGCGATTACTGAAAGTCCCGCGAAGAAGCAGGGGAGCTAGTTATGGCGCACTCTCGTTGGGTCACCGCGGCAGATTGGGCGAACTCGGCCGAGCACGCGACTCGCGCCGCTAATGCTGCTTCTTCCGTGAGCGGCGGCAGCGGCGCGGCTAGGCTTGACGGCAACTACGGCACGTCCGGCGCGGCGATGAACTCGGCCATGAATCACGCCAACACGCTGGCGAATCAGGCCCACACGACGATGATGATTCAGGACGGGCGCAACGAGCAACAGCGCGCACACGAGCAGGCGCTCCAGTCGGGCGCTCTCCAGCACAAGTTCTACGAGACTGCCGCAAAGTATGGCGCGCAGAACGAGATGTCTCGCTCCATTGGCAACATGGGCGGCGGCCTCCTCTCGGGCCTGCACGCCCCGGCTGGTGGCGGCGGCCCAGACGTGGGCATCTATGACAATGGAGGACAGCAGGTTGGTGGAGCGACGTACCGGAGTCCTCTGAGCCGCCTGTGAACGCTTGACCGCCACGCTGCGGTCGCTCGGGGCCGATCCGGCGGGGACGCCCGCTGGATCGGTTCTTGACTGGTGCAACATGAAGACGTGCGAAGAGTGCGGCGATCAGCGAGAAGATACGCCGCTGCACTTCCCGGTGTTCCGCAAGAAGACCAGCGTCTGTCTGGCGTGCGTGACGAAGCACCGTCGCCGCAAGAGCGACGAGCGCACGGAGAAGCGCACCCGCAAGATGCGCCGCATGGAAGAGGCGGCCGTCGATGCGATGCTGTCAGCTGGCAGCCGCGGTGGCTCTGAAATCCCGCACTCTGCCGAGCTTCTCGAACAAACGATGCATTTGTTCGGCGGCGTCAACGGATTTGCACAGTTGCTGATGAAGCAGTACTTCGATTCCGCCCCCGGCGGCCCTCAGCGGACGAAGATTCTTGAGATGCTCGCGAAGCTGACGACCACGAATGCTGCACAGGGTGGGTCGAAGAAGCCGCTGGTGATGTGGTCGGAGGACGAACTGGAGGCCGAACTGGACGCCCGCATGCTCCAGGCGGTAGCGCAGTACTCGCCTCACCTGCGCACGCTGGAGGTGCAGCATGGCGAAGCAGCAGAAGCTGCCGCACATTCCGGCGGCGACTAGCACCTACGCGCGCGAGCGCCTCAAGGAGCTTCAGGCGGAGCTTAACGAGCGCCGGATCGAGGCGCTCAGGCTCTACACTCCGTCGCCGCTTCAGGATCGCTTCCACTCCTGCCGGGCCAGCGAGCGTCTGGTGATCGGCGGCAACCGCTGCTTGGCTGGCGAGCAGGAAATCTACGATCCCGTCAAGAAGGTCAGCCTTCCCGTGTCGGAGATCGAGGGGCGGTTCCACGTCTACAGCTACCACCGCGGCAAGTTGGTGGTGCGACGCGCCAGCCGCCCGTTCATCAAGGGGTATGGCGAGCTTTACGAGGTCACTCTGTCGAACGGGGAGACGATCCGCACGACCCTTGAGCATCGCCTTCTGACCGACGGCGGCTGGATGAGCGTGGCCGACGTATGGCAGCGAGGATTGCCTCTCGTCCCGCCTCAGTCCAGCGAGGAACCTTCCCCGTCAGGGTGTGGCGCAGGTGGTCTGCGTTGCACGAAAAAACCTGAAGATTCTCCGGCCTGTTGTCGGAGCGGTCGTCGTTTATGTGATGAACCACTTCTTCCGGCCCGAGTGGGCGGCCCAGCATCTCCTCGGCCACCAGTCTGTGTTCGCGAACGTACCCGTTCGACGATGCGTGCGGATGATCGGGCGCGTAGATCAGCACATACCCGGACTTGTCTTTATTCCGGCCGCCCTTCCACCCAGGATGACCAGACCCGCGGCGAGGCCCGCGCCGACGCATTTGAAGCCCCGCACGCCTGCACGCCTTGTTCGCTACCTTGCCCGACACACCAAGAGCACGCCCTACCTGCTCTACGGTCATCCCCCGCACCTCGTACAACTCTCTCAGCAGGCTCGCATCCCACAGGATCGGCTTGCGCGGTTTCGCCATATGCGTACTCCATTGGTGGGAATGTACGTGTGTACATTACCGCCGTTGAGTTCCTGCGGCAAGACGCTATTTGGGACATCACTGTTCCTGGCACGCACAACTACCTTGCAGCTGGAGTCTTCTCGCACAACAGCGGCAAGACGCTGTGCTCGGCTATGGAGGTGGCTAGGGCTGCGACGGGGCAAGACCCGTACAAGAAGTACCCCGAGAAGGACGGCGTCATCGCAGTGGTCGGCCGCAACTGGGGCCACATTGGTCTCGTGTGCGTGCCGTACCTCCTGCGTGCCGGGGCGCTGAAGATCATCCGCGACAAGACGACGGGCGCTTTCCGAGCGTTCGATCCGGTCGCTGACGCAGATCGCCGAGCGGAGGCCAAGCCTGCACCGCCTCTGATTCCGCCGCGGATGATCAAGTCGATCAGCTGGGTGCTCAAGAGCGCCAACTACTGCAACAACATTGAGCTTCACAACGGATGGCGCATCTTCTTCTTCTCGTCCGAGGGCGAGGCGCCCCAAGGCTTTTCTGCCGATCTTGTCTGGCTGGACGAGGATCTTCAGAACGACGGGTATGTCCCCGAAATGCAAGCGCGGCTCGCCGACCGCAAGGGGCGGCTGGTGTTCAGCGCTATGCCGCACTCGAAGTCGGAGTCGCTCCTCGGTCTCTCCGAGCGTGCTGACCGGCTGGAGGAAGCTGGCGTCGAGAACCCCGACATCGTTAAGTTCACGCTGCGCTTCCTCGACAACGCCTGGATCGACGGGGACGAGAAGCGGAAGATGATGGAGCGGTGGGCGGCGCTTGGGGAGGACGTGCTCCGCATGCGCGCCGAGGGCGAGTTCATCACCGACAGCGTGATGGTCTACCCCAACTTCTCAATGTCCGTTCATGGCATGGACAGGGCCGATCTGCCAGACGGTCTGGTGCCGCAGGACTGGACGCGATACGCGGCGGTCGACCCCGGCCATCAGGTGTCGGCAGTGGTCTTTGCCGCCGTCCCGCCCGACGGCAGCATGATCCTTCTCTATGACGAGCTATACATCCGACAGTGCAACGCCACGCTTTTTGCCGAGAAATTCGCTGAATCCGTGAAGGGGCAGACCTTCTATCAGTGGATCATCGATATGCACGGCGGCCGGATTCGCGACATCGGCACCGGGCGGCAGGTGGTCGAGCAGTACATGGTGGCGCTGCGGCAGTACGGCGTGCGCTCCCTGACCACCGGCGCTGGGTTCATGGCGGGCTGTGACGACATCGAGGCCCGCACGGCGTCCGTGCGGACGGCGATGCACATTCGCCCCACTGGCACCCCTAAGTTGCGCATCCTGCGCGGCAGCTGCCCGAACCTTGAGAGGGAACTCAAGCGCTACCGGAAGAAAGTGGTTTTCCAGAACGGCTTGAGCATCGTCACGGACACTCCCAACACGAAGGGCGAGTGCCATGCCGTGCAGTGCATGGAGTACATCATCGCCTCCGAGCCGAAGTACCACGCAATCAAAAAACGTGATGAGGATAACCAGACACCTGAGTGGATAATGAAGTACATGGAGCGGCGCAGCCGGAACAGGACGCCCGGCGTCGTGTATCTCGGGCCGCAGTCAAACATGACTTCTGGTGACATGGAGGGCATCAGCAATGACGCAGCAAGCTGGATGTGATTTCTCGCCGCCGTCGGTCTCCCTCGGCGAGCAGGTTCTGTACTACAGCGATCCCACGAACCTTAAAGACCCAGTCATGGGCTGGGTGAGCCGACGCCCTGGCGCGAACACGATCTACGTGCTCGTGTTCTCCGAGGGTGCGGGATTCATCGAGAAGCCTTCCGTGCGGCACGCCGACGATCCCGGCCTGCAAGAAAACCCGAACTGGCGGCAATGGGGCTGCTGGCAGCACCACCCCCAGACGGAGCTTCTCGGCAAGCTGAAGTCCCTCCTGCCGCAGATCGTGACGCTCCTGGCCCGCCAGGGTGGCAAGCACTGAGGCCATAAGGACAGCGAAGGAGCGCCACGATGGAGGACAACAGCGGCAGCATCGAACCCGACGTGAAGGGCATTTCCGATGGCGCTAAGCAGGAGGCGCTGCCCGCGGACTCCCCCCTTCGCCCGCTGGTGACGCAGTGGCTGGAGAAGATCAACTCTGCACGCAAGGCGAAGTCCGCGTTCGACTCTGACGCCAAGGAGGGCGTGTACTTCTTTGACGGGCCGGGCAGCTGGTTCTTCGAGGGCGGCGCTCGTGGGCTTAGCCTCTCCGCGCGCCCGACTCCGGCGCCAGCCTTTCGGGTGACCATCAATAAGGCGTTCGAGGCTGTAAAGCTGCTGGGCGCGGTGATCTACAACCGCAACCCGAACCGCACGGTCACTCCTCGGAAGTACCCGCCCGTCGAGCCGGAGATGCTGGGCATCAACCCCCAGTCGTTTCAGGTCGACCCGATGACGGGTCAGCCCATCCCCGACCCGGCCGTGCAGATGTTCGTGCAGACGAGTCAGGCAATTGGGCTGCAAGACCAGAAGAAGGCGATGCAGGCCAAGCTGCTGGAGACCTACCTCAACTGGACGCCCGTCGAGAACGACCTCAAGTCGCACGCCAAGAAGGCTGTCAACGAGGGGCTGATTAAGGGTGCCGGAGTGCTGTGGACGGAGGCGATTGAGCAGCCCAACGTCCCGCCTGCGCCGTCGACCCTGATCGTCGGGTCGTTCTATGACACGGTGGACAACCTCTTCCTCGACCCCGACGCCACCGACATGTCGGAAGTGACATGGGTCGCAAAGCGGTGCGTGCTGCCAATCGATCAGGTGGCGCGGATGTACGGCCTGTCTCGGGCTGACCTCAAGCCGAATCTGGAGTCCTACGATTCCGCCGGACATCAGACCTCCGCTGGCGAGGACACGTACATGCGCCGCAAGAGGCGCACGGGCAAGACCAACGACCTCGTCACGCTGTACAAGGTCTGGTCGAAGACGGGGATGGGCGACAGGCTCAAGGGGGCCAAGAAGTCTGACCGCGGCATCTTCGATCCTCTGGGAGACTACTGCTACATCGTGGTCTGCGATGGCGTGGATTTCCCCCTCAACATCCCGCCGTCGGTGCTGTCTTCCGCACCGGACGCCGAGGGCTTGCCCGGCGACCTTCGCATCCGCGCCTCGTGGCCGATCCCGTTCTGGGCTGATAACGCATGGCCGTGCTCGATCTTTGCGCCGCACCCCAAGCCCAATGCCCTGTGGCCCGTAAGCCACCTGAAGCCCGGCATCGGCGAGCTTCGGTGTATGAACTGGATTTTGTCTTTCTTGGTTCAGCGCATTGCCGTCTCCTGCGAGACGATGGTCGGCGTTAGTAAGGCGGCAGACCACGACCTCAAGCAGCAGCTGCTCGCTCCCTCCGAGGGCGGCTTCAAGATCGTGGAGATCAGCGAGGCTCTCGGCAAGAGCGTCAACGACATCGTCAGCGTCTTCCAGATGCCGAACGCCACGGACGAAATCTGGCGCGTGTTCGCCGCCTTGTCCGAGCAGTTCGACAAGCGAGTCGGCCTGACCGAGTTGGTCTACGGCCAGACGCGGGCGTCCATGCGCAGTGCCAGCGAGGCGCAGGTGAAGCAGGACAACCTGTCGATCCGCCCCGACGAACTGGCGAACACTGCGGAAGACTGGATGACCGAGGTCTCCCGCAAGGAAGCGATGGCGGCGCGCTGGCTGCTCCGGCCCGAGGACGTTGCACCGGTTCTGGGGCCGCTCGGCGCTGAGGCGTGGCGCATGCATCTGGCCTCCGGCGGCGGCGACCAGATGGGCGGCATAGCCCGTGAGTTCGAGTATCGGGTTGAGAGCGGCAGCGCCAGGAAGCCTAACAAGGCTATGCGCGCCGAGTCCATGCAGCAGGCGCTCCAGACTATTGGGCCTGTGGTGCAGCAGCTGATCGGGGCCGGGAATCCGGCGCCGTGGAACGCACTGATTTCCTCGTGGGCAGACGCCAACGACATCGATGCGTCTGCGTTTATGATCCCGCCCCCGCCGCCTCCCGCACCTGCCGCCCCTCCTTCGGCAGAGCCTGCGGTTGAAGGCGGCGGGGCGCCCCCTACTCCGCAGCTTGGCAATGGGTGACTTCGACGCCACCGTCAAGCGGTTGCGCGGCACGGGCGAGCCTAAGCCATTCCGCGGCAGGAAGGCTGAGTGCAAAGACCCTGCGGCGTGGGCTGCGCATTTGGACTATCAGCAGCAGTTCTCTGCTCGGAATAGGCGTTACTCACGCAAGAACCGTGCCGAGATTAATCGCCGCCAGCGGGAGCGACGTGCGGCGGCTGGAGCGGAGAAGGCGGCTGCCACGGCGGCATACATGCGGCAGTACCACAGCAACCCGGCTAACCAGAGGCGAATGAAGTGCCAGCGACTGTTCCGGCTCTACTCGCTGACCCTGGCGCAGTACTCGGCCGCGGAGGCTTCTCGTGGGGGGGCGTGCGCGATCTGCGGGCAGCCATGCCCGACCGGGCGCTCCCTCGCCGTGGATCACGACCACGCCACGGGAGTGTATCGCGGGCTGCTGTGCGCCCACCACAACACAGGCATCGGTCTTTTCGCCGACAGCCCTGAGCTTCTGCGCAAGGCCGCCGACTATCTGGAAGCCGGTGGCGACCCGAGCTTTTGCATCGTCACCTACGCACGCCTCATGGAGGAGCAGCATGGAAACTGAGCGCTCGATCGTGGATGAGTTCATTGACCGAGCCGGGCTTGAGCCGGGCGAGTACGGCCCGTCGGTGTTCCCGCCGCACATTGTCCTGAGCGGAATCGAAGCTATGCGCGAATACAAGGCCCAGCTGATCGCTGGCAGTACCCCGCCAGACGCCGAGAAGGCCGCCTTGGGGATCGCCGAGGTATCGAGGAGGCTCCCATGAGCGACACAGACGATCTGCCGCCGGATATCGCCAACGCCCCCATGGCCGTGCAGCAGCACTATCGGGAAGTGCTCGGCATGGGCTACAGCCAGAGGTGGGCTGAAATGTGCGCCCTTCAGCAGCCCCCTGGCACTCAGGGAACCGACCGCGCCTTCATGGAGGGCCGCTATCACGGCGGCCACTTCGACCAGCTGCCCGACCGTCAGGCTGCGTGGCTGATGAAAGAGGCCAAGGCGGCTGGCATCTCGACCCGCGGCAAGGTCTACATGTCTGGGCTGGCAGACAAGCGCGGCCACCTCGACCCGATGGCCTGGGTGGACAGCGTTGACGACGTGAAGCGTGTCGCCAAGGTGCGGCAGCTGGAGGTGCGCGGCATCGTCAACTATTCGCCCCCCGAAGGGGCCGCCCCCCCCAAGCGCGTCGACATGAACCCCAAGCTGGTTCGCGAGCTAGCCAAGAAGGAAATGGCTAAAACCCCCGGCCTTTCGCGGGCCGAGGCGAGCCGGATCGTCAAGGAGCGCCACTCCCTGAAGCGCAAGCTGGATTGAGACGAACTCGGGGCGCCGGAGGCCATAAACCCAGTGCAGGCCCGCTCGCACTGGAGGATCGTTTATGGCTCGGATGGAACGCCTCAATTCGCACTATCCGGTCAAGATGGCCGCTGATCCGGCCCAGGCGACCCGCATCCCCTACGGTGCGGTAGCGGGTGCGTGCCTGTTCGCAGTCTCCGGCAGTGGCGAGGTCACGTGGAACGTCGCCTTCGATGCCGAGGGCGAACTGTTCCCTCTCTTCGATACGAAGAACCAGCCGGTCAAGTCCACGCTGTCCGAGGGCAATGCGGTCGACGTTCCGGCCGCGCTGTTTGCCGCACCGTTCATCGTCGGCGTTGGGGCGGATGTTGAAGCGGTGATCTCTGTGTCCTCGTGAGGGAGGTGGTGAATGTCCCAGGACAACCGCCTTCTCCGGCCCGTTCTGGAGGATGAGGGCGGAACGGTCGGCCCGCCGCCGCCACCCGTGACATACCGCATCCTGCAAGAGGACTCGGCGTTCATCCTGACCGAGTCGGGATCGCCCTTGCGCAAAGAGTAGTCAATGGCTGACTCGAAAATCTCGCAGCTTCCAGCTGGCACAGCCGCACCGGCGACCCTGCTCCCAGGCGTCAACGGTGGCGTTACGCAGCGAGTGACCGTCCAGCAGATCCTCGACCTCGTCGGCGTCATCGAGGGGCCAGCTGGCCCGGCTGGGCCTGCTGGCGAGCGCGGAGCCGACGGTGCGCCCGGCCCTGCCGGTGAGCCGGGCTTGCCAGGAGAGGCTGGGCCTCCCGGCGTTGACGGAGCGCCCGGCCCGCAGGGTGAGCCGGGCAAGGATGCGCTGCACATCGTCTCCACGACTGAGCCTCCTCCAGGCGAGGAAGTTGGCGATCTGTGGATCAACCCGGACGGGGCGCCAGCTGCGGACTTCGCCACCACTGAATACGTTGATGCGGCGACCCAGCAGATTCTCTCTGCCGCCACGACCGCATTTCAGGAGCGATACACGAAGCAAGAGGTGGACGGCCTGTTCGTCAAGCAGGTTGACCTCGTCGCACCACCGAGCCTGGACGGCTACGCAACTGAGCAGTATGTCGATGACAGCATTGCTCGCGCGTTCTCGGCAGACCTGTCGCAGGCGCAGATCGAGTCGGTCATCTCGCAGATCGGGCCTGTTGACCTCACGGCCTATGCCAAGCTCGATGACGCAGCGCAGGCGATTACGGCCCAGACCGTAACGCTGGACACCAACACTCTGGCCGTCGAGGACGTTGGCGGGCAGAAGCGTCTGGTTGTGAAGGTCGGCTCCAAGACGTTCCCCGTCGCCTACACGACTGAGCTTGCCAACGTGGCCGCCCGAATCGACACGGATGCCGTCCGTGAGGCTGTGCGGAGCGTCATGTCGGGCGGCCAGAACATCCCGCCGGACATGGCCTGGACGCCATGCACGAAGGTCTTGGGTTCTGGCCTGATCGAGGCGCGCGTCCTCAACGGGATGATCCAACTGCGAGGGGAGTTGGTCTACACCTCCACCGCATTGGGATCGTTCGCCACTGTGCAGCGACTGCCCGCCGACTTCCCGAAGCCGCCCGCAGAGCAGAACGTCGTTGCGTTTGGCTACGAGAGCGGCGTTGCCTACCGGCGCGTGTTCGTCCGGTTCGGCACAGACGGCTCTGTCGGCATCTGCGGCGACGGCAAGATAACGCACACCAACATGACGGGCGCTCAAGCCTACGCCTACTGATGCACCCAGACCTGACAGCCGCCGTTGTTGGCACAGCCGCCGTTACTGGGGCTTCCTTGCTGACCATCTATCTGGTGGTGCTGGCGGCGTCGTGGTGGGCGCGTCGAGAGGATCAGCGGGTCGAGCGCGAGATTCGTCGGATTGAAGCTGCACGCGAAGAGGACAAGGGCTAAAAATGGCTGCTGCGATGTACTACTGGGACGGGCAGTCCTGGCTCCCGATTGCTACGGGCGGCTCTGGCGGCAGCAGCGACGGCACGGTGCATATCGTGTCGGAGACGACGCCGCCTGACGGCAAGACGATCGGCGACCTCTGGCTTCAGCCCAACGCCCCCGATGCGCCTCCGAGCGAGGGGCAGAAGGGTGATCCCGGTTTGGCCGCCACGATCGAAGTGGCCGAGACGCTCACCATCGAGCCGGGCCTTCCGGCGTCTGTGGTCAACATCGGAAACGAGAACAAAGCACTCTTGTCGTTCAAGATTCCTGCTGGCTTAGTCGGTGAGGCTGGGCAACAGGGTGAGCCTGGAGTTGCGGGGGCTGCTGGTGAACCCGGCCCCGCTGGCCCGCCGGGCGAGCGCGGCTTGCAGGGTGAGCCGGGTGTGCCGGGTCAGTCCGGTGCGCAAGGCCCGCAGGGCGTTCCCGGCGAGCAGGGCCAGCCCGGTTTGCAGGGGCCGCCCGGCTTGGGCATCACCTACAAGGGGACTGTCGCAGACGAGTCTACGCTCCCAGCCACCGCGACTCAGGGCGATCTCTATGTCGTGTCCACGCCCGCGCCTGCGCGCGGTTTCGTGTGGGACGCCGAGACATCGTCTTGGGTTGATGCTGGCCCCGTGCAGGGGCCGCAGGGCGTTCCTGGCCCGCAGGGTGTTCAGGGCGAGCGCGGCGATCCCGGCCCGAGTGCGGTATCGGCAGACCCAGACAACATCTCTGTCATTGGCAGCGATGGGCTGATCCACACCAAGCTGCCGTACCCGCGAGACATGGCGCTTGGTGGAGTCCTCGCCAGCTACCCACAGGCGAACAAGTATGTGGCGGCCATCAACGACGATGGCACGGTCTGGCTGGAAGACCTGCCCTCCGCGCCGCCTGCATACACGCTTCCGGCAGCGACGGCGACCACGCTGGGTGGCGTGAAGGTCGGCAGCGGCATCGCGGTCACGGCAGACGGCACCATCTCGACCTCCGCAGTCACGGGCTTCCTGCCTCTGGCTGGTGGAACTATGACGGGGACGATCAACGTCCCCAACAGCATCAACGCAATCAACACGGCGAGCGGGTTCAACCTGATTGGCTCGACCGCCGGTCTGGTGGTTCGGTCTGGCACGACCAACCTGATGAGCTTCGGGGTCACCACCATTGACTCCTACAAGCCCATCGCACTCCCGGCTGACCCCACTGCCAATCTCCATGCTGCCACAAAGCAGTATGTGGATAGCAAGGCCAGCGCCTACACCCTCCCAGCCGCCACAGCCACCGTTCTCGGTGGGGTGAAGATTGGCACCGGCGTCACCGTCACGGCTGACGGCACCATCTCCGTTGCTGGTGGTGGTGGTGGCGTAACTAACCCCGTTGCCGGGTCGGCATCTGGCATGACGATTTGGATTGGCACCCAATCGGCGTATGACGCGATAGCCACCAAAGATGCCAAGACCCTTTACCACATAACTGGGTGACGAATGGGGCTGACCGCAGGCGAGTTGCCTCACAAGTCGATTCGGTATGGCAGCACAGAGATTGTGCGAGTCATGTCTGATGGTGTGCAGATTTGGCCCAAAGAATCGACTATTCAGTACGTTAGCTCAATCATCTACACGACCTCGACCGGCGTGTTCCCAACGCATCAGGCTGGTGACTTGCTGGTGGTAGCGGCAGTGGCGTTGAGCGGCACCAACCCAACTGTTCCCGCAGGCTGGACAAGTGCATTCAAGTCCCCCGTCACTGGGGAGAATATGCACCTCACCATTGGATACAAGTTTGCCACTGCGGCGGGAACACCCAACCCGTCATGG